AGTAACTCACTCATTAGATTAATCTCCCGATTGTAGCATATATATTTATCTGTTGTAAAGAAAACTCAGCCTGTGTCACTGTTGTCTCAACTCCTACAGTAACAGAAGACCCTGCTCCTGTTGTGTTAACCCTTGGTTCGTTAAGGATAATAGCAGAAGAGTATTCAAAACCATTGTTGTATTCTGCTACACCGTATTCTGAAATTACTGCGCTGTCTAGTGTAACTGACTCGCTTGCAAAGTTTGTTTTAAAATCGTAAGCCCATTTAACCTCTAGGTCAGGAGACTGAGAGCCAATGGCTGTGATACCAATCTTTTTCAGGAACTTCAATAGCTGTGAAGTCTCGTCACCTGTGTCTGCTTCTGTGTAAGCAAAGTCTAGTGCTGGTGTGTAGTATTTGAGCACGTAGCCTATGGAATTATCGCTATAACCTGTGTACTGTGCAATACCAAGCCCTTGTCCTATATAAATTGTGCCATCAGACAGCCTGTGAAGTGCTTTAGGGTTGATAGCTGTCCATGTAGTAGTCCTGTGTGACCCATCTTCTAGTGGCCTACGAGTATCAAAGCAATAGAGCTTGTTTAATGTGGGGAAAGTCAAAAGCACAAAAGCATTCTCTTGGCTGTACAGTGCTTTGATGTTCCCTGTTTCTGCGCCTAAGTCGCTTATAACATCATCGCGTACATTCCTGGAAATATCCCTGAAAGGCAGAGCACCTTCGTCTGCAATAGTACGAGAAAGGCTCCTGTAACCTGAATTGGAAAGAAACAGAATATCTGAACCAATATTGACTACGGAGTCTCTGGCTGCACAGCCTACGTTGTCTATCGTGTCCTCTAAAACCATCGTAGCTGGTGATTCTGCCCCTGCGTAAACTAGAATGGAACGCATACCAAACACAATAAGCCTTTCGTTGTGAATAGCAAGAGCCACTATTTCATCATCACCAGAAGGCCAGAATTTAGTCAGGTCTATGGAGCCAGTGGTTCCACCTGACCATGCCATGCCAGCTAAAAGGTCTGACCAGTAAATTGTGCAAGAATCACCGGATATACCAGCTACCCACAACCTACCGTGAGCAGCAAGAACACAGTTACCTTGAGGTACAGTGCCTGTGTAGCTAGGGTGATCTTGAACTCTAATAGTATTAACAGCAGAGCTATCCCACATCAGCGGTTCATGGTCTGCTTGGAAAAAGTAGGCATCATCGTTAAAAGTAACTATCTGCCAGTTATCCGCTGTAATTGTAGCAGCACCGGGGGTATCATCAGTTATTGTGGTTGTGCCAGTGAATATCTTATTATTACCAGCAGATAACACTGTTGTCACACCTGCCCTAGAGGTAAACTCATGGATGGCTTTGATACCATCAGAGCCACTTAAAGCACTGCTACCTGATGTAGTGACGTAGCTCCATCCCTTTCTAGCACCAATACGTCCAAATTTATCAATAACACAGTTGTTTGCTGTTGACGCATAAGACGGGTTTAAAGCTGTAGGACTGTCTTGAGTGTTTAACCCAAGGAATCCTGGCGCTCTGATTTCAACGTGGTGTAATTTAGCAGCCATTAATTGAAGTACCAATCAGAGTCAATAGGATGCCTTGCAGCATCTAAAGAGATAGCATCGTTAAGGAACTGTTGTGCCAATGCAAACTGCTCTTGTGCAGACTGTCCACCAGTTTCACCACGCTCCCTAGTCGCCATAGCCAAAGCAAGATGTAGCACAGGCTGTGAAGGAACTGACAAAATATCAGCCCCGTCAGACAAATCAGCCTGTGGGATAACACCGTTAAATTTGATAGTGTAAACCCCGTCAGGTGTAGGATACAAATCCACTGTCAGATCACCGCTAGAGTCTACATCTCTGAATGTGTAGTAGGAAGGCGCTGTAGACGGTGTAGTGCTGTTAATTTGTTGCTGTTTATCCATCCAGCGGGTTGTCTGATGAGTCAACCTAGCCAATGAGGTAGTATTGTAGACACCCATCACCTTAAAACGACTACCAGAGCCTGTCAAACTATAATTAGTTGTGCTGTCTGCTGTGGTTACATCAATAGAACCACGTAAGGCTGACCAGTCCCATGCCTGTTCAACGATTGTTTTGGCATCATTAACTAGATCGCCTATCATAGTGGAATACGTAGACTGCGTAGGGCTAGATACTGTATCTTCCCTCATTCTACGTAAAACACCATTGATTAACTCAAGATATGTCATTAAAACTGTTCCCTAAGCTGTTTAATTAGTGGGCTGGTATTAAACTCTGATACTGGCTTAATCTTGTTTTCAAACTTGAAAGTATTTTTGAAAAGCTCATCAGCAATAGGGGTTGCGCCACTGAACAGCGAAAGAAGTAGAGCCGCCTTCCCAGCACCGATGCCATTACCGCCTCCGTCACCATCTCCATCTCCATTTCCATCTCCATCACCATCTCCATCTCCATCACCGTTACCGTTACCGCCTGTATCAGCAATGTCAATTCCTGTCTTATCAACACCAGTCTCAGGGGCAGGATCGCCTGTGTAATCAGGATTAGGTTGTGGAGTGAACACTTCAGGGATAGTGCGCATTAATACCTCTATAGGTACGTTGTTACGCTCACCAGCCTCGATTACTTCTTCTCTAGAGCGTGGGTTATTCTCCCACCATACTCTAATATCCTGGGCTGTTATCTCACGCTCTGTAGTCGGGGGAATCTCTTCAGTGGGTACAGCATCCTCGCCATACTCACCCCACTTCTCGTAGGTGTTACCTTTATCATCAGTATATACGAACACTTCAGAGCCGTCAGGGTTATAATGGACTCTGAAGTCTACCCAATTAGTAGTGTTACCCGGTAGTCTCTCATTAGGATAAACCCACCCTTCAGGGAGGTCTGTAGTCTGTCTGTTGCCTTCATCATCAGTAGGCCACGGCTCATAAGGAGCTGGGTCTGTAGAGTCACCAAACGGGTCTTCAGTTCCCATAATATCTTCTGTAGATGCACCCTGCTCTTCTGCCCCTGCTTCAGAGCCACCTCCACCACCTGCTTCAGTGGTAGGATCAGAGATTACCCATCGAGTTCCTGTGCTGTCATTTACTCCCCAAACAACCCCATTAGAGTCTGTGTATTCCCCTTCGTAGCCTGTGGGCATATCAACAATATCATAACTGTCTTCTGGTGTATTTTTATTAAACCAGTCTTCTACTACGTTTCCTGGGATGCCTAAAAGACTTCCAAAACCTTCGTAGTCAAGTCCAAAGTTTTCCATTAGACCGCGTAAAGTAGTTGTTTTCTGTGCTTCTGTTAAATCGGGATTGTTCCAAACCTGCTCAGCAGTAATTCGGGGGTCTTGAATAGACGGATTAGGAAGTTCCTCAGAAGGGACACCGCCACTATTTGTGCCGGTTAGCGCTATTGCACCTCCCCAACCGTCTAAAAAATTTCTAGCGTCACCAACCTGAATCTTTCCAGAAGACAAAGCACCAACAAGGTCTATTAAATTTCCTAGAGGCATCCCACCTATGTTAATAGCGTCTTCAATACGAGCGACATCTTCAGGCTTTAAACTTAAAGAGTCTTCATAAGCTCCTGAGCTTAAAGTAAAACGCCCGTTGGCATCGTAGTAGCCTGTTAAACCATAGCCTAAATCAGTTGTGTTTGACATTATTTACCTTTCTTTGCGCTTATAACGCCTTCATAGGCTCCACCAGCAAAGTAGAAGCCAACTATAGTTAACATAATCCAGTCAAGACCAAACTCATTAATAATGTCCTTGACTATTTCTACATTATGTGCTTGACCTGTGAGTGCCATAGTAAGTGTCAAAACAAAACAGAAGAGGAACGTAGCAGTAAACTGTAGAGCAAGAAGCCTCTGTGCAACCTTGAAGGGAGCGTAGGCTTGCATCAGAGCCACTTTAGCCTGTGTCTTTGCTACAATCTCTTCTTCTTTGGAGGTATGGAAAGAGTCTATAAGGTCAATACCTTTAGAGACTACATCGCCACCACCAAAGATTGTTTTAAGGATTGACATTATTGTGTTACCTGTTGTATATGATTACTTAATGACATCCTTAAAGGCGTCAAACACAAGTGTTGCACCACTCACGGCGAATAACCAGAGGATAGCCCTTCCTATTTTAGCAGCAGTACTGTTGTCCCTAACAATAAGCTCTAGCTTCTGCATCTCTCCACGAAGATTTCCTATCTCTTTCCAGACCTCTGCCTCACTGCTTTTGCTCTCAGTTATATGTGCTTCCACCAGAGCCGTCAAAGCTATAAGTCTTTCTTCTATCCTTATTAAATTCTCCGTTTGGTCTTCCACCTTCTACTCCTTATAGCGTTGGGTCTTCCTCTGGTATTCCGTTGTCAGGCCAGGTGGCATAGATGTCTATAGCCTCAAGGTCTTCTTTAGTCACCGCTAGATCAATAGCCTCCTGCAAGTCATACTCTCTGTCGAACACTTCTTGTATAAAGTCTTCTACAGCATCCACCATAGATATGAATTGCGCACCAGTGACATTTGCTCTACCTTTTTTACTGACTATTTTACGAGTAGCCTTGCGGTCATTTCTACCACCATTCATTAGACTACGTGCTTCCATGTCAGTACTAAGAAGAATACCATTCACCATCAGACCACCATCACGAAGGTTTTTGGAAAGCTGATGAGCCTTGGCAAGCATACGCTCCTTGGCTGTCTCGATAGGCATAGCAACCACTGTCATATCATTCTTGTTCACTTTCTCTGTGAATTCGTGATGCTCTGGAGTCTGCACTGGCGCAGGTGGCTCCTCCCAAGTAATACCCACAGCACCCATCTGCTCCTGTGACCAATCAGCCCACTTATCGGTGTGCCACTTTCCGTTGGTATCCTGAAAGCGTTTGCCCTGTGTAATCTGTTTTCCGTTGTATATGTATGGCATTATCTTGCCCTCGAATATTTATCTGGTTGCCCAAGTGCTAAGCCGATGTAGTCAGCGCCTGATGCGTTAGTATCATTGTAAGCGTTCCTAAGTTTTACACCATTAGAAAGAAGGTCAATAGTTGAATCTGCTACTTCAGCATTGGGTAGGTCTAACCTAATATAGTCGCTGCCGGGGTTATATGTGCTTCTGGCTCTGTCCACTGTAAACCACGACCCTGTGCTATCTGTCCTTTTAAAGAAGGAAAAGTCAGGCCTATGTCTTGTATAACAGAAAGACCCATCAGCATCTCCGTTGCCTTCGTAGTAAAAGACTTTACTGATGTCGGAGTCTGCCCAGAAATAGGCAACGTATTCATAGGTGTCGGAGTTAACATCTACCGAGGTGCCTATAGTGATATTTGAAGATGTGGGTGCGGTGTCGTTCCATGTAGTGCTTAGGTCAGCGACAGCCGCATTGCTTTCTAAAAACAGAGCGTCTGTTTCCGGGTCGGATACTGGTAAAGATGAACAGTACGTTGCCCATGAACGTGATGCCAGGGCCAGTGCTTTAATTGTGAAGAAGTTGGGCGCAACTCCAAGATTGTGAGTCTCAGTATGTGCTGACCCGGTGCCTGTCCATGTTTGTATGTCAAAGAAACCTGCTGTTACCTTGAAGGCATACCAGACGTAATCCTCTGTGTTGGTATTTACCGCAACATTACTGCCAAGGTCGAACCCGGTAGCAGTAAAAGCATTTAGACTTTCGGTGTCTGTTGCCTCTACATCTTGCCCATCAAAAGACAGGTACTTTGTCGCTCCCCTGACCGTATCAAACACCATCCATGAGTCAGCGGCATCACGGTTCTTAATAGCCACCATCCAATCACCGGAAGTCATATCAACTCCGGCATTGATTGAAAGACCGCCTGAGCCTATTGCTGTTCCGTTGCCTGTGTAGGTTCCCTGCGCGAATACATCAGAAAGTTTAGTTGCACTGTTTGGGCCGATGGTTGGTTCAGGGAGGTTTTCTGTGCAGATAGCCACGGCTCCTGTTGGTGGCGTATAGGTGAAACCCTGCTGTCCTGCATCCAGCGTACAAACATCGGAGACCCTGCCAGAAACTTGAACCACAAAACCGTTCGGAAATTTTGTCGTGCAGTCGGTATAAGCCGCTGTTCCTGAATTTTGTATCGTTCCGTTTTTATAGAAATAAATATTATCGCCATCAACCCTGACGCCAATTACATCGCCAGACGTATAAGTATCCCCATAAGCCGCGCCGCTTGTCCCGTCCTCCTGTTTGTTTCCGTTGTTCCTGTAATTGTATCCGTTCGGATTCCCGCCCCAGCCTGTATTCGGGTCGCAAATACCAATAGCGACCTCAGTCGTGACAGTTGTTGCTTCTACTTCAAAATACCAATGTTTATCTGCCCCGGTAGGGGCAAGCATCGAACCAAAAGCGTGTTCGTTAGGAGTAGTCCCAGAACCAGTTGCAACAAGATTGCCATTTGAGAAATCCATGACGGTGGCAGGGGTTCTAAACTTTAGTGGATTGAAAACGGCATAATTATTTGTTGGCGTATCCGTTACTTGGTCATTAGTGGCAAGACCGCTTGATGTGAAGTCGTTACCGTTGCCTGAAACATCATTGCCAAGGTCTGCTGAGTCTGCGAAGTCTAGTAAGAACCCGTTACTCCCGTATGTAAGTCCACTAAGGTTTTTTGGAACCCATATACCGCTTTTATCAGAGCCGGTCAATGTTTCATCGTGAGCAACCCCATCAATTGCTCCTGCTTGTGAAATATACCCATCAAATAGAGTAGCAACAGTGTCCGACCTTGCCCCTATTCTGTGTAGAACATTGTTATTCCAGTGAGTAGCGAGGCTTGCAGATGGTGTGGTTGAGAATGTAAGAGATTGGGCAATGCCATTGACCCATATTTTTATTCTGTCTGTCCCTGTCCCTTCTGTAGTATCAACCGCCAGAACTATTATGTACCAAGCACTGCAATCTCTAAACACTGCGTCTGTTGTCACTTCTATATCTGTAGTCCCACCAGTATTCTCAAACACCCTAAGCTCATTTAGGCTACTGAATCCAAATTGAAACCTGTTGTTGCTGTCATTACCTGCATTGAACAAATAACCATTAATCCCTAATGCCCCTCTTTTAACACAAGCGAATAGTGTAAAAGTTGTTCTGCTGTCACCAGCTAGGCTAGGTGTCCAGTCCAAATAAGCAGAATCGTCATCATTAAACCGACAGGAGTAATCCACTGTGTAGGGGTAGAAGCCCCCCGCTGACGCTGAACCGGGGTCAAAAATTGCTGGATGGTTCTGTAACATTAACTAAGATTCCTTCCGAATACTGTACAGGCTGTTCCTGACTGAAAATAGATAACTGCCATGCCATCGTCACCGAGCGTAATAGTCGCTACGTCCGAACCATCAAGGTCACAGGTAGTAATCGAGCAGGTGATGGTTATGTCACCACCGGACTTGTTGTAAACCGATACAATGTCGTCAGCACTGAATGTACTGTTTGGGATGGTGATTGAACCACCAGAGCCTACTTCTACAGCAACACCGACATCTCCAGTGTCAAGAGAGTATGAGCCAGTCTTTGCGGCATCGGGGGTAGGCAGCTGACGGAGTTCGCCAAGAGTATCCGAGACATTGTTGAAAGTAACAGAATCACCTGTGCCCAGACCCATTGAAGTACGAGCAGTCGCGCCCGATTCGTGTGCGTATGTACCAGCACCAGTGCCTACAATAAACTCGTTGTCCGCGACAACGGAAAGCGCTGAAAGGTCATCAAGCACTGCGTCAAAAGCCTGTACGTCAGTACCGATTGCCACCCCTAGAGAAGTCCTAGCTGTAGCGCCGGACTCATGGGCATAAGTGCCCGCGCCTGTACCGACAATGAACTCATTATCTGCAACAGGGGAGAGGGCAGACAGGTCATCAAGGACTGCATCATAAGCCTGTACATCTGTGCCAATTTCAGAATTAAACACAAATGTATCTGACTGAAGCGCGGCATCAAACTCAGCGATTGATCCTGTTAAAGTATTACTGCCCAAGTCAATAGTCTTGTTAGTCAGCGTCACAGTGTGGTCTTTAAACACAAACTCATCCGCACCAGTCAGTAACGGTAGAGTAACAGTTCTATCTGCGGATAGCTCGTTAACTGCGAACACATACTGATGATCGGCGCTGGTGTCGTTAATTTGCGGAGTGGTCAGTACAGGGCTGGTCAGAGTTTTATTAGTGAATGTCTGAGCATCTGCCAGTGTAGCTACAGTACTGTCTATAGCAAAGGTAACATCATTCAGGCTACCAGTAGTATCAATACCAGTGCCACCAGTGAAAGTCATTGTCTCACTATCTAGGTCAATAGACAAAGCACCGCCTGAGTCAGCCTGGAAATCTAGGTCAGAACCAGTGAGTTGCGTATCTACGTAGGCTTTGATAGATTGCTGTGTAGCCAGTGCAGTTGCACTGTTACTTGTCATCGTATCCTCATCAAGGACAGCAGTGACAGTAGCACCGGAAGCACCAATTAGGTTAGCAAAGGTAACTGTTCCGGTAAAGGTAGGAGAGGCTATATTAGCCTTCGTAGCTACAGCCGTAGCTATCGCATTAAATTCATCGTCAATTTCAGTGCCAACGACAACCTTATTAGGATCACCAGTAGTCAGTGCATCTTTGGCAGCAAAGTCTGTGGTTTTAGTATAATCGGACACGAAAGACTCCTGAAGTAAGAGAGGGAAAGCCTCCCCAAGCAAGATAGCTCAGGGAGGCTAAGTAGACTAAAAGCTAGTCTTAAGTGTTTACAGCAAGAATAAGACCGCCTTCAGTGCGGATATTCTTAGTGCCATAAAGGGTGTCGGCTGTGTACAGAGTACCGAGCCATTCCTGCTTGTACTGTGCCTGTGAACGAACATTAAGCTGTTCAGCAAGTACGAAAGCATCTTTGTGGAACATCATAGAACCACGAACATCACCACCAGAAACAGCAGCGTTCTGAGCAGCAGTTTCGATAACAGGCACGTTAGAAGATACATAAATATCTACACCGTACAGGCTACCAATCTTACCGTTGTCAACACCACGATTTCCTACGAAATCAGAGCTAACAAAGCGGTCAATGCCCATCAGATCGCGCCTAACTGAAGGCGGGATAACCCAAACACGACCTGCCATAGGCACATCGTTATCGTCCAGGACTTTGATGGCACTGCGAAGAGTAAGGTCAGTCACTGCGTCAGCAGGAATAACAGTATCTTCAGCATAGGCCGTCAGAGTACCAGCAGCATCGTTAGGGTAGTAAGAAGCTGAGTTTACCCAATCAGAGGGTGAATCAGCACCAAAAGCAACGGCAGTACCGTCACCAAGGCCAGTACCAAGCATAAACAGGTCGTTATCAACCTGTGTTGCAAGGCCGTAGCCAGCATCGTCTGTGTAATACCTACGCAGGGAAGCGTGAGCCTGTACGTCAGTAATATCTTCGATGATACGAGAAAACTCGTAATGTTTGTCGATAGAAACCTGTACTTCAGTTTCTGTCTGGTTCTGTACGGTTACAGCAGTGTTTTCAGCTTTCGCATTGGCACTACCGCGCAGAGGTTTAGGCAGGTGAATTGTGTCACCTTTCTTGCCAACCATGTTGATTTTAGTGACATGGTTTGCCATAACAAGATTGGATTTGTATGCAGCAATAACTTCATCCGACCACATTTCGGGGATAAAGGTTGCTGCGCTAGTGTTGTCTACAAACCCGCCTGTAGCGGGATAAGTTGAAGTAGCCATTTAGTGCTCCGTTGAGTTAAGGTTTATTTGACCCTTTTATCAGCGTATGCTTGCATAATTTCGTCTTGCATTGACATATATCGATCAGGGTCTTCAAGTTTAAGTTTAATAAGGTCTGCCCTTCGATATGTTTTTTTACTTGTGGAGGCTCTTGAAGCCCTTCCTGAACCAGTGGAAGCTGCCTTGACTTGGTTGCTCCTAGCTTTCTTTTCATCGTCAACTATGTTGCCTACCAAGTTCTGATGCTCCCCGTACAGTGCAAACATCTCATCCATAGCACCAAAATCAAGCTGTTGCGACCTAGCATATAAAGACTGCCTAGTCTGTGACCCTTGAACCCACTGCTTAAACTGAGGGTCATTGAGCCACTTGATTGAATCTGGATACTTAGACGTAATAGCATTTGCTTGCGTCTGAGCATTGAAGTTATTAGCAGTCTCCTCTGCCTTTTTAATTGCAGGGTGCTTGCTAATCTTATCTTCTATTGCCCTATCAGGGTCAGTAAAAAAATCAATATCTTCGGAAGACTGTTCTTCCTGAGGATTTACCGTCTGAGCCGTGATAAAATCATCTACAATTTTCCGAAGCTCCCCTACTTCATTACCTTGAGAACCTATCTTCTGCTCTGCCTGTTGGTGCATCGCTACAAGTTCTTCTACTGACTTACCTTGATACTTTTCTGGTACGTCTGGTATTGACTCTTCTGCTACAGTTTCCTCTTCAGGCTGTGCAATGTCGTCTAAGTTGGGTGTTTCTGCTTCAGGTTGTACTTCTTCGTTCTCTGGACGATCTTCAATAATTGTTGCCATTATTAAACTCCGTGCTTAACATTGTGGAGGTTTGACTAAATGAGGGTCTACCAATCAACTTTACCGTGATTGTCGATTTGCCTCTGCTCTTGCTTCATCTGCTTTTCTCGTTTATTAAGCCATCGAATTGTCTCACCAGGAAAATCTCCCGATATAGGGTCTAGCTTAGAACGGATTGGAGAGATGATGCGTTGCGCGGTTGCGCCACATTCCTTACACTTGGCAGTTTTATCTTCTCTGTTAACAAGTGATTCAGTGGTGTGACCGTCAGGGCATTTGAAATCATAAATGATTCTCATACTACTGCTCCAACGGATTTTCTGTAGAATCCTCAGATTTGAGGGTATCTATTTCTGTTTTGATGCCTTCCTCAAAGGATAGCATCTGAATAATTAAACTAAGCCTTCCTTGCTTAAGTCTTAAATCTTCTTCATTAGCGACATTAACTATGGTGTTAAGTTGCTCAAATTCTTTTTTAAAGTCATCCAATAACTGCTTCCATCCATCTTCCATAAAAAGGTCTAGGTAGTTATTGTAATACTTCTCTTGCTCCTCAGTCATTTAAAACTCCTCATATACATAGTATTATAACATATTTTTAAGAATTTGTCAAGTCTTTTTTTTTTAAAATTTCTCCGTGAAGTTTATACCTACATCGCCCTCTGCTCCATTACCAGAGGTCGGGGCTAGTGTGACGGTAATCATATCGCCCGTCCCAAACTCTGCCGCTGTTAAATCATCCGAAAAACTGATTAGCTGGTTGCCGTTCTTTCCCAAATAAAGAGAAAACAACAATGTTCCACCTGTAAACGCAGTCGCTGATGTGTCCTGTTGAACAGTAGATGTTGCCGTGGCAAGGTCTGAAAAGCTCGCACCCGTTAATGTGGCATCAGCATAGGCGTTAATCGCACAAGGTTTCGTGTGTTCCACCGCAGCCGCTATCAAGTTAATCTTAATCTTTGTACGGTTTAATTTACTCTGAAAGACCTCTTTCACCCTGAATGAAGTAATAGGGGTTTCTGCTGAAGTACCGCTTAAAGTCTTGGTGGCATTAATGCCTCTCTTAACACCGGAGTTGTCATTTATCCCGTCAATAAATGCCGCGCTTGATGCGCTTGATAACAGTAAATCCGAGGTGTTTGACGTATTCTCCGCAGAGAAGTAAATGTGGACAGAGGGGTTGTCAATACTGGGTCTTGTATTGGCATTGGCGTATTCTATGGAGTGAACAAGATGTAGCTCACCATCGTCAGGGTCTTCGATGTAGAATCTTATCAACCCCGCACCGAGGTACTGAAAGTCTATCTGAAAGACATTTAACTTGGTGGGGTCTAAGGTTACGCCTGTACCCCCGTTACCATCGAATATATCAGCCCCATTCCAAGATGCTTGGGCTACCCATGTGTCCGTGGGGGCGGCTCCAGCAAGGGTCTGAGCAAACGTACCTACCGCTGACGTAGCAGAGGACAGGGAATAAGTGTTTGTCCGAGAGGCTGAGTTCCATGAGGTAAAGACTACCGTATCGCCCACTGCGACAGCATCCCAACCCCTTCCTGTATCAGAATAGTCAGCAGCGGCAATCTCGTTAGCCGTGGTGGTGATAACACCAGAAGCGGTGACAGCGACACTTGCATTAGCATCACCGTCCAAAGTAATCGTTATGTTTTCTGCATCGGAGGAGGCTGTGGACACGGTAAGAGTGCGTATCTCAGGCACACCCCCGTAACGTCTTAATATCCCAAACGCTGTCCCGTTATACCCAAAAAAGAATCCTTCCCCGGAATCTCCTATCCCTGCGATTTGGATGGAGTTCGCTACTCCCGTAGTGTACATAGCCGTAAATCTGGCTCTTACACCAAGTCCAGGCTCGTACTTGATTATCTTCTTGGATTTTAACGTGGAGGATGAGTTAGCCGCTGCACCAGTTGACAACTGCGCCATTGAAGTGACAACAGACGAGGAACCGGATTGATTGTCCCGCATACTGACAATAAGCGGGTTTAGTGCGTAGGGATACTGTAACTGGATAACAGGGGTGAGCTGTCCTACTAAAGCCTCACCAAAGGCCGTCTTACCATCAGGTGGGGGTGTGACCTGTAGGGCATTGTTGTCTGTTACAGTGGCTGTATTGCCACTCTCGCTTGAGATTATTTGCTGTTCTGGATACAGAGTAGTAGTCATTATTTATTCCTAAACTCCCTAATTCCCCACACAGTAATAGTGATTGCGTTGGCTGCACTGCTTCTGTACGCTAAATTACCGTCAGAATTAGCCATATACAGGCCGTGATCGAGTTCTATAGTCAATGTAGAGTCGGCTGGAAGGTCTGCATCCCAGTATAATGCCGTACTTTCATCGTATGTAGTGCCGTCATCGTCTAAAAACAGCCTAAAAGAAGCTGATGAACCGCTTTGGTTGCACAATGTGACGGTTTCAACGACATCTAAGTGACCTGTGGGTGGAGAATGCACTGAAACAGCGTTGGTAGAGTTCTCCCTAGCCTGTGCTAGTTGTATTCTCTCAGCTCTAACGCGATCCATTATTGTTTCCTACTTGTCTAAGCATGACTTCACCCTGTTTAGTACCTAACTCTTTCTCTTTCAGGGCTACTTTAGCGGCTTCCAGCCTCCGATTGAAGGCTTTATCGTCTTCGCTATCCATAGAAGCCAGTGCTTTAATGCGATCATTGAGCACATTGTCTTGAACATACTTGGACTCTTCTTCGAGCTTCCTAGCGCGAGCCTCTGTTTCTGCTGCTTGACCATTGAGAGCATTAGTCTGACTCTGCTGGAAGTCAATTTGAGCCTTCTGAGCAGCCTGTTGAGCAGCAATCTCTTCTTCAGAGGGCTGTTGAGCCTCTCTAAGCGTCTGTATGAGGCTTTCACGGTTCTCTACACTGGTGTTATTAATGATTGCTTCAATCAACACAGGATAAGCAGGGCTGTCTGGTGACATTGTTTGCAGAAGCTGAGTCAATTGTGCCACTTCGTACTCCCTAGCCATCATACCAAGAGTAGAAGTCACAGAGAATTTGTAATCTTTAGCCGGGTAGTTCTCAGGGTCAAACTGCATATAACGCCACGCAGCTTGTTTAACAAAAGGAATCAGGAAGTTATCCTGGAACTGAAGTAGTGTGCGTTTAAATCTTTTGATAGCTGGTGCAAGAGAGGCTGAAATACCACCGTCTGTTCTTGCCTGTCCACCAAGGTCAGCCACAGACTCAATAGCTCCTGTAGCCTGTCGTACCATCTTTTGAAGCTCACTAGCCTGTGCAAAGGTAATCTGATCTACGTTGCCAAAGTTAAAAGGTCTAAGCACAGTGTTTGGATCGCCATTGGTAAAAACAGTCTTACCGGGGCGTATGCTGGTATCAGTGCCTCGTACAAACTTGCTAGAGTCAACGCCCATCATCGGATGAACTGTCAAGGCTAGAGCGTCTATCCTAGCTCTGATTTCGGCATCAAGGGCTTTCTGGCTGTTGTATGCTTTCTCAACAACACCCCTCCCCCAAAATAAACCAGGAATAATATCCCACTGGAAGGCAATCACTGGCCTGTCCTGCATCATGTAGGGATTTTCTTCAGCTTTTAGCAGAATACCGTCATTAGCAATAACAACAAGAGCCTCTACAAAGGTTCCATCGTCTTCTTCCCTAATCTTTTCAATATCGTCTGAGTCGGCATCGTCACCTAAATTAGCAATCTCAAGGAGATACTGGGGAACTTCACCAAACCATTTAATCAGCCTTACTTTGTCTTCAGATTGGTGCTCAAGGTTCGGATTAGGTTCTTGGTCAAGGTCGTAGGTAGTCGCGTGTACTGCCACATCACGATATACCCCGTTGCGCTGTTCAGTCTCTACTGTATGAACAGAAACAAATTCGTCAATAGCAACACCCACAGACTCATCAATACAAGTAGCTACAGGGTCAATACGAAAGTTCTGAGGAAGAACTGGACGCAGTTTAACTTTAACCTTGTCCATTACGTTTACACCGACTGCCACAGCAGCACCGTCTAGTGCAGACTGTGTAGCTACGACACGGTCTTCAGTCTCCTCAACCACTACTTCTGCAATACCTGTACCGAACACAGCAGCATTGATTAACACTTCAGCTACAGAAGTTCTAATCTTATTGTCATGGAAAGCCTGTTCTAGCTTCTTGCGATACAGGATAATGTCTTCTTTCTCAGGGTCATCAAGATCATCTCTCATGTCGAACCAGTGTCCGCGACCAAAGGTAG